ATGTCAGCAGAGAGATTTACTTAAACAATTTAGAGCCACTTTAACAGGTGGCTTTTTTAATTTTATTGCATGATTAAAATATAGTCTTATATTTGTTTAGAATTTAACCAATGGATGCACTCAAGATATTAGCAGACCATCACAAAGAATGGGTAAAGATAGTCCGTTCATTTGGAGAGCAAGAACTCGCTGAGGACGTTGTGCAGGATGTTTACCTGAGAATAGTCAAGTATAACTACGAGGAGAAGATACTAAAAGACGGACGACCAAACATTGCTTTAATGTGGATGATGTTACGCAACAGGGCATTCGAAATAAACAAAACAGGCAGCGTTCAGTTTCTATCATTAGACGAAGTAAGAGGAGTTGCAGACGAAGATTGCGAGCTAGATAAACACGAAGCACTTGAAAGGCTACACATCAGGATACATGAAGAGATGGATAATTGGCATTGGTACGATTCAATGCTGTTTAAAGTTTACAAGGAAGGCAACGCATCAATGAGAGACATTGCTAAAGACTCAGGCATCTCACTTACGTCTATTTTTAACACGCTAAAGAACTGCAAGGAACGATTGAAAGATGAGGTAGGCGAGGACTACCAAGATTTTACAAACCAAGATTATGATTTAATATGACCTTTGCTGTTGGAGATATAATCAGAGATGTTGAAGATGGTGATTGTTATTTTGAAGGTCAGGTAACCGAGATAGAAAAAAACAAAGTAACCAAGTACAAGCTACTGAAAATTGTTTGGAGCGGGGAAGAAGATAAAGACTGCAAAGATTTGAATACTATAATAGAGCCACGATGGTGGTACATAACTAAAAAATAAACAATGGCAAAAACACGAACACCAAGAAAAGCTCAAGGCTTAGGAGATACCATAGAGCAAATAACTGAAGCCACCGGGATAAAGAAACTTGTAGAATTTATAGCAGGAGAGGACTGCGGATGCGAAGAACGAAAGCAGAAACTCAACGAATGGTTCCCATACCGCAAACCTGAGTGCCTAACTGAAGACGAATACAATTGGCTTACTGAAACACGAATCCTCGAAAAGGACACCTTCAAACCAAGCGAAGTAACACGAATAAGAGAAATCTATTCCCGAGTAATGAAAGTACGTTTAGAGCCAAGCTCATGCGCTTCATGCTTCAGAGAAATAGTATTTAATTTAAGAAAGATTTATCAAGCATACGAAATGAATTAATATGAAAGTACAAAAAGTAAAAATTAACGAGGTTAAAATTAACCCAAAGAACCCGAGGTTAATAAAAGACGATAAGTTCAAAAAGTTAGTCAAGTCAATACAAGAGTTTCCGCAAATGCTTGAGCTACGACCTATCGTAGTGGATGAGAACAACATTGTATTGGGCGGCAATATGCGTTTAAAAGCGTGTAAGGAAGCAGGTATGAAAGAAGTATATATTGTGAAGGCAGAGAACTTAACCGAGCAACAGAAAGACGAATTCATAGTAAAAGATAATGTAGGCTTTGGTGAATGGGATTGGGATATGTTAGCCAATGAATGGGACACTGAATTGTTAAACGATTGGGGATTGTTTGTTCCTGAAATGCCAACGGAAGTAGATTACTCAATTCTTGATGATGAAGACCTTGACGGTGAGTTAAGCGATATGGCTGACGGAGTAAAGAAAGCTATACAGATTGAGTTTGAAGCTGAACACTACGAACAAGCTGCGGAACTTGTTAAGTTTTGGAGAGAGAGAGAAGCATACTTAGGGGGTATGATTATAGAATACTTGAAAGCTGAAAAGGATAAATTATGATTCTAAAAAACAAATTGTTTTATTTATCTAATTCTCAATACGGAGGATGGGTATCTTTTTCATATCATTTATCTAAAATTTTAAATGACGACCACGTTATTAAAGTCAAAGATACTTTTAAGGGTGGCGGACAATTTTATGGAGATGTGAAATATAAAAACATTAAAAAGTCTGCAATACATAATTTTACTAACCCAATAATATTGGCAGTTGACAAAGCACACTATGATTTATTGAAGTATTTTAAAGACGCTACTATAATTATACACGACCCAACGGAATTATCTCCCGATGTATTACAATTTTCTAAAACAAATAGAGTTATAACAATTAGAGAGACCGTACATAAAATATTAAATAAAATGGGAATTGAAAATGTTTTCTTGAAACATCCTTTTTATAAATATCCAAAGTATGATTTAGATAAAAAATATAACAGGTCTTTATCACGAGTTGATTTTGATAAAAACACGGACATAATATGTAAGGCAAATAACATAGGAGCAGACATAGAAATATACGGATATAAAAATCATATATACTACTTTCATAAACTCAAACAATTAGGATTTGATAAATACTACAAAGGATATTACTCAAGAAACCTAAATGATATTAGTAAGTTGTATGCTGAAACAAGATATTTAATTGATATGTCAACAATTAAAAACGATGGCGGAGGAACTCAGTATACATTCTTAGAAGCAGAATACCACGATTGCGGATTAATATTACATAAAAATTGGTGCAACGTTGCCAATAGTGTATATAAACACGGAATAAACTGTTATGCGGTATCCAATGAACAGGAACTAATGGATGTTTTAAAACAAAAAAAGCTAACGAGCAATTTAATCCCGACAGATATTGAAAACGATTTATGGAAAAGAATACAGATATGAAAAGAGTTGACTTAATTTTAGTAAAACACGAGCGCAAAATAGGAAGCACTTGCGAATACATAGAACCAAACATTACAGAGGACTGTATCTTTTATGCTGACGGAGAACCTATCGGATTCTATCTTACAAAGATGCCTGAAAAAATGTGCAAGTTAGCAGACTTAGCAAACGCAGAGTTCCAAAGTAAAAACGTACCTAAGTCTTTATTAGAACGCAGTGATGTTTTCGCTAAGGTGTACAAAGAAGGTATGACAAGAGCCGAAGCAAAAGCAAAAGGAACGGTACAAATGTCAAGCATCATAGGTTCAATACCACCGAAACCACATATGCAAAGACCTTACGCTTCCATATCAAGTGTTCATTCGGAAAAGAAAGCACAAACGTTTATCAAGGCAATGTTAATGTTGGCTAAGGAAAGCGAACAATTAATCAAAGAAATATTACCTGCTCAATATGACAAGCAAGTAGAGTTATTTAATGACGTGCCAAGTAAATGGAGATTTGGTAATTTGTTTACAAGTTCAATTTCTAACTTTAATATCTCAGCACCTTTTCATAGAGATACAGGTAATATTGTAGGTGCGGTAAACGTAATCATCTGCAAACAGAAAAACGCAAAAGGAGGAGACTTACACGTTCCTGACTACAACGCAACGATAGGACAGGTAGATAATTCAATTTTAGTGTACCCTGCTTGGAGAAACGTACACGGAGTAACACCAATCATACCAACACACGAAGGAGGATATAGAAACAGTTTAATTTTCTATCCACTGAAAGCGTTTATAGGTTTACAATAACGAGAATAAAACGAGAATATGGCAAAAGAAGATAATCTAAAAAAATTCAGCTCAGAATATCAACCCGAAAAAAACGGAAGACCGAAAGGAAGTAAGAACCGCAGCACAATAGCTCGTCAATGGCTTGAAGTAAATCAGTCTCTAAAGAACCCTTTAACAGGCGAGCAGGAAACTATGAGCCAAGAGGATTTGATGACGTTAGCGTTGATTAAAAAGGCTCGTGAGGGCGATGTAGCTGCCTACAAAGCATTAATGGATTCAGGCTATGGCGCACCGCTTCAGCAAGTAGAGCAAACAATAACCGAGTTACCACTATTCCCTGATGTACAAGAGGACAACAGCAACGAATAAGGTACTTGCTTTAAAGAACCGTATCAAGATTGTACAAGGCGGAACCTCAGCTTCGAAAACGTACTCAATCCTTGCGGTGTTAATTGACAAGGCACTACGCAAAGACGGACTTGAAATAAGCATAGTAGCAGAAAGCATACCTCATCTAAGAAGGGGAGCATTAAAAGACTTTATCAAAATACTAAAGTGGACTAACCGATTTAATGACCAACAATTAAACAAGTCGCTACTTACATACCAATTTAAAAACGGAAGTGTAGTAGAGTTCTTTTCCGCAGATGATGCTTCTAAGCTTCGAGGTGCGAGACGTGACGTCTTGTACATTAACGAGTGCAATAACGTAACCTTCGAGTCATACAATGAGCTTGCCATCCGTACCAAGCGAGAGGTGTATTTGGACTTTAACCCTGCCAATGAGTTTTGGGTACACAAGGAACTAAAAGACGAACCTGACACGGACTTTATTATCTTAACCTACAAAGACAACGAGGCTTTAGATGAGTCCATAGTCACACAAATAGAAAAGAACCGTGACAAAGCAGCTACGAGTTCCTATTGGGCTAATTGGTGGCGAGTATATGGTCTAGGTGAGGTAGGTAGCCTTGAGGGTGTTGTGTTCAACAATTGGAAAGAGATAGACACGATACCAAAAGAGGCGAAGCTGATAGGCATAGGGCTTGACTTTGGATACACGAATGACCCTACCGCAGCAATTGAGATTTACAATTATAACGGAACACGGATAATAAACGAATTAGTCTACCGCACAGGCATGGTTAACTCAGACATCGCTAAGATACTTCCGTCAGGCGTTATCATTTACGCTGATTCAAGTGAGCCTAAATCAATCGAAGAGATAAGACGTCAAGGCAAAACCATTAAAGGGGTTACCAAAGGAGCTGATTCAATCAACTACGGGATTGACGTAATGCAAAGGCAAGATTACTTAGTGACCAAACAAAGCACAAACCTTATCAAAGAACTCCGCTCCTATTGTTGGGATGTAGACAAACAAGGTCAACGCATGAGAAAGCCGATAGACCACTACAATCACGCTATTGATGCGCTTAGATACCACGAAATGGAAGCACTAGGACTAAAATCAAACTATGGACAATACGCAATCCGATGAGCTGCCTAAGATGATTAGGGTAGTAGAGCAATACATTCAAGATTCTACCGGTAAAAAGGTGCGCATTGTGTTCAACGATGTGTTCAACGTACGCAGACACACTCAAATGTTGGCTCAAGCATATGCGTATGTGTTACAAAAAGACGGACAAAAAGTTAAATAATTATGGAAGTACAAATAAACGTACCATCAAACTTAAACGAGATACCACTAAAGCACTATCAGGACTTCTTGAGAGTGCAGCAAAACTCTACTGACGAAGAATTTGTAGCTCAAAAGATGGTAGAGATATTTTGCGGAATACGATTGACTGAGGTAGCTAAGATTAAACTTACTTCCTTGAATGAATTGATACTGCATTTCACTACACTTTTCAGCACCGTACCTAAATTCCAACCTACATTCAAGATTAAAGACGTTGAGTTCGGATTCATTCCTGAGTTGGAAGAAATCAGCTTCGGGGAGTATGTAGATTTAGATTCTCATTTGCAGAGTTGGGATAACTTTCACAAGGCAATGGCGGTACTTTACAGGCCTATTAAAACACGAAAGAAAGACAAGTACGATATACACGACTACGACCCTAACATCGGAGCGCAGGACTTAATGAAGTTTGCACCCTTAGACGTTTGTATAGCAGCATCGCTTTTTTTTTGGACTTTAGAAAGCGACTTACTTCAAGCTACCCTGAACTATTTGGAGAAGGAAATGAAGAAGCAGACGAACCTATCGCAGACTTTAGCGAAACAGCTCAATTTAGCAAACGATGGGGATGGTATCAGTCGCTTTATGCAATCGCTCAAGGAGACATCACAAAATTTGACGAGGTTGCCAAATCACGACTTACTCGGTGTCTCACCTATCTCACGTTTGAGAAGCAAAAAAACGAAATTGAACAAAGACAACTCCAAA